GTGAATTATCAGGAGTTCAGAAATGAATGACAAAGACATGCAAGTGTTTATTGATGCACTGAAAACAGATCTCAACCAAGACATATCGGACGTGGAAGTCTACATCGACAGATATGATAAGAAGAGATACTTCATCGGTATCAATAAAGAAGGCAGATCGGTCAAGATGACAATGAATGTGAAGATTATCCAGATCTCACCCATCGTCAAACTGAACGAGGAATGAAATGTTCTCATCGGCATTTCGTGCAGCCTTAGTAAAATCTCTTCACCACTCAATAGTGGCGCTCAAACTCTTTCAAGCCATCGTTAAATACGAATCGGAGGAAGACAATGACGACAAAAGCATTCCCGAAAACAAGCAGTGAACTCGTTGAGATGTTAAAGAAGTATATCGAGAAATACGGTATAATCCTCGGACCCCTCAAATATCATGTTGCGGTAATCGAAATGACAATGAAATACATGAAGGATAATTAAATGAAGACACTCGTGTACAGATCTACAATCTACGACAGAGTAGAAGAAAAGTATGTGCAGATCACGCTCTATCGTGATGAGTACGGCGACTACTCTACCGACGTCTCTCAGTTCTTCTAAGGACTCTAGACACCTAAACCTTTTACCAAACCTTTTCCCTCTATTTATTTAAAAACCTGGTGAAAGTATGCGTAACACTAAAAACAGACAAACTGGAACAGTAAGGATTTTCGGTCATGAGTTTGATATCACAGTCACTCTTGGAAGCAGTTCTATGATCGAAATTGAATGCCCTACTCTTGGGATTGACGAATCTGTCTACCTGGGATACGTAGAATTGCCGTGAGGGAATGATGACTATAGTGGAATTCAGGTCACAAATAGCTACTCCCGCTCAGATTGACAAGTGGACGGACGGGCATCCTAATGCCTCTATTCCGGGCTACTTAATAAACTTTGCAGGGGGGAGAGCTGCGACACCAGAATCTGAATTCATGTCTAACTTAGGATATGACTCTGAAATGGTGGCGTTAGCAGCTCGTGGTATCATAGCTGACCATAGACCGGCTTACCCTCGTTTAATGGACTATGACCTCTCTCGTCTACAGACGAAGTATGGTCCACAGGGATGGATTTATCCATTAGGTGATCCTGATATGATCAATAAGATCAACGCGTATTATTCGCGTTGCCACAATCCGTGCAAGCCATCGCGTAAGGCGCTAAAGACACTGCTCGATTTTGCGTCAGCCGCGAGCTTGAAGCCCTACACTTTCGAAGAAGTGATACAGAGGTCTCTTGAAAAGACACAGTTATCGTCCAATTCTGGTCTACCCCTCTTCGCAAAGAGATCTAAAGTCATCCCTAATACAATTAAGACTGCCTATGATTGTATGAGGTCTCAGGGCACTTATCCGGCAGTAATTGGAGCAAGAAGTATTAAGAACAAGCTGCGTCTTATATTCATGGCTCCTTTCGAGCAGAATCTCAGAGAACTGGCCTATGTCTATCCAGTGATGGACTATTTACTGGCTCATACACCGTATGTCAACGGGTGGAGAGGGCCTAAGGCAGTAGCTGACTCTATTAATGAGACTTTCTTAGGTGGGAAAGTGACTCTATTGTCGACTGATTTCGTCGGAATGGACCAGACGGTCGGTCCGTCTCAGCTATCTGTGTTCGCGGTAATAATGGCGGCATTCTTCCAACCCCAATTTCGCGATGAGATTAAGCAGCTTATAAATCAATCGACTACCCAAGAAGTTCTCGTCGGGGCTATGACAAGCCCTGGATCAGCACAGGGATCACGGAGGCAGAAGAGAATACTTTATCTCTCAGGTACGCACGGTCTCTTCTCAGGTCTAGGTTTCACTAATCTTAGTGAGACGCTGCTCCAAATTCTTCTGGATATAGACTTAACCTTCGCCTTACCAATCTTCGCAACAGAGGTGAATGGTGATGACGGGATAAAAGCGATTGATGGCCACAGAAATCTTGATCATGTGGCCGATGTGTTCGTCGAGACAGCGAGGAGATACGGATTCGAAGCTAATGCCGAGAAACAGTTCGTATCATACGATGAATTACATTATCTCCAGCGTATATATTCTCCCGAGACAGTCTGGGACCAGTACACCCACGGTGCTTATCCAATATCACAGACGCTGAATTCGGCGAAGAATCCGGAG